ATGGAGGACCTGGTCAAGGAGGCTGACGCCATCGTCGCTGCCGAGGTTGAGGAGCGTCAGAAACAGCGCGAAGCTGCGGCTAAACTCGAGGAGGTCAAGGAGGAGGAAGAATAATATTCATATATAGTAATAAATGATTCCCATACTCGTCGCAGTCATATTGACGGGTATGTTCTTTGTTTTGTTTTTTGGATCGTCTTGGAATTCAAAAAACAAAAGGGAAAAGAAAAGAAAAATAATACAACTCGAACCCAGTACCACCCGTGGGTTTATCGAGGATACACGAGACGCCTTCATCATACCTATGTATCCAACTCAGCTCATGAAAAGGGATAGTAACGGAAAGACGATAACAATCGGTGGCAAGACAAGGTATTTCGCACCGTACTCAAGTATACCTGAGAATCACTGGCTGCATGGTTTTCCCCATAAAAAAACCAAGTAAAAACACGGCGAATGCTATAATCCATGTAGACTTATCGACATTCTTGAACAGATCAAACGACTCTTGTGTTTGAGGTTGTGACGGCTGATACATGGGTTGCTGTGGGTAATTAGACACTTCGGATGGATGAAAATAATACTCCTCTTCTTTATTTTCATCTTCTTTCTCTTCACTCACAGTGGGATTATATTCAATGGGGTTACCAATGTCTGTTTCCATTTTTTAATATATAACGTGTTTTTTTTAAGCGTCTTCTTCCTCACTTTCACTCTCATCTTCTACCACAAAATCCTTGAGATTCCCATTTTCATCGGCGTCTTCTTCGTCTTCTTCATCATCTGAAAAATCTTCCTCATCTTCTGTGTCGATTTCGGAATCAAAGTCTGTATCATGGTCATCATCACAGTAATCATCCTCAAGGACATCTTCAGAGGGCTTAAAAAAATCAGGTTTCTTTATATTCCTTCCTAGACGGGTACGAGTGGAAACCATTTATAATGTAGATGATATTATTGTTTAAGTAGTTTTACGAGGTCATTATCAATAAGTGTGTATGTTCTCGCCATGTTTTTCTTCCCTTTGCATTTAGGGCACGCCTGTGTAATCTTATTCCCTTTTATCTTATAGGACATCACACAGTCCTCGTGGTTACCCTTGATGGATTCACAATACGTTGATGTAGTGAGAGCTATGTAGTTCGTCTTATTTTTCGAGATTTCTACGACTGTCGTATTCTCCTGACCCACTACAAACTTCTGAATGAACGCCTGTATCTTGGGTTTAGCGTCACGTTTATTAAACTGAGGTTTAACTACACGCTTCGTTAATTCCGGACACTTTTGGATCTCCTGTTTATCTGGATACAAATCATTTAGGATAATGGGTGAAAGTTTATGTTTACGCCCACAGAAATCTTTACAAAAACCATCTCTCCTCGACCTGATCGTTTCACAGCGACAAAAACATTTTTGGGCGATGAATTGACCACTAATGATGAACCACACGTGATTTGAACCATGCTCCCTTTTCAGGTTTTCACAGTATTTTGATGTAGTTGCGGCTAAATATGTATTTTTGAATTTAAATAGCTTCGTGATATAAGACCCACCCTGACCTTCCATGTTGTTCTGAACAAAACTCTCAAGTCTAGATTTAACAATATCATTCTGAATCTCATCCTTGATCTCATCACTCGTGAACGTCCCCTCACGAACAGCAGCCACGGATGGTGGTTCAATGAATGCGTTTTGGGGGGCATCTGTGCGAATCGCAGACATTTTCAGGATTTCGACGTCCGGGGTTGAATCAATTCGAATGATCGTACTCAAAGGTTCTGTAGTGTACCTAAACACTGGGAGATACGATAACTGATCTATTTTACCACCCTCACATGCATCACATCCCCGACCATCACATAAATCATGTTTCGCCTTTTTGTATGACCACGGCATCCTGAAACCACTCCCCTTGGTTTTCCTGTGTAAGTCACCATAAACGGCTGCATCGATGATCTCATTCCAGTCAATCGAACTCTTCGCCTTTGAGAGTGCGACGAGAATATGTTCCCTGAGAGCGACCGCTGAAGCCTGGTCAACGACGTACCCATACCAGTTCAGATGTACACCAGTTTTTATCAAAGATCCACATGATTTTGGTGGTGATACGGAAATGATACACTCTTTACCACCATGTCGTTTCACCTTATCACATATGATTTTACATATTGACTTAATCTCATCTACAGAGAGTGACGTCGTATCCTTGTAGTCTATATCCACGAAGAAATTGTACACTGGTGTCTTCTGTTCCACGACGAACAATTTTTCACCAGATACGATCGCTTCTATGTACTTTTCGTAAAAGTCGTTCAATTTATCAAATGGCACGGAAAGGACGCCACCGTCCATGAGCACATGTGATAGATTGGTCGCGCCATTGATTTTTTGGGATACGCACCAATTTTTAAACATATATATTTATTGATCATTTTCTCTAAACCAGTTCATACAGGAGATGTCTTGGAAAATCTTTTTTTCAGCCAATTCCTTTTTGATCACAAGGAGTTCACAAACCGTTGTTTCCTTGTGTTCTTCCATCCACTGTTCAATCTCCTCCTCACACAACCCCCTGTTCGTATCAAGGAGTTCCTTAATCTGCATCAACACATACGCCTTGGACTTCATTATTTAATAGAGAAGGTTTTTCTATTCAAAGAAGTCATACACGAATAGAATTCTGGATTCTTAATCACATTATCCACTATCAACTTCCATCGTTTCCGTGTGTTGAACTCCTCAAGAGTATCAAAACTCATGAAATCATTCTCATCAAATGTCCTTTTGTAGGGCTGATGTAAAGCCTTCTTCACATTTGTTTTCTGCTTCTCTTCGAAAAATTTCTTGGTGAACTCATACTGCTGTGGACGTGTATAGTTGACGAAGAATATGAAGACATTATATTCCAAATCTACAGTTGGGCTCTCTTTGTGTATAAACTTAAACTCTGTATACTCACCATTCTTCAAGGATATCACACCCCTCGTCTCCTCTTCCAATTCCCGTAGAGCACAACGAATCGGGTTGAATATTTCCCTCCTCCGACACCCTCCCGTGACAAATATCCACTCCTTGAACCGATAATCCCTAACCGTGAGAAATCTCGGTTTACCATCCGCAAAACTAACTGGTATAGCAATCGCTTTGTATTTTTTCATTGCGCATTCGCAAGTTATAATAAGCGGATATGTTTATTCCTTCTCTTCGACGACGGCAGCGGTGGGTGATTCTTCTTCTTCAAAATCCTCCTCCTGGATAGAATTCAGCTTATCCATGACATCTTCCGAAAAATCCCTAATTTCGTAGAGTTCCTCCTTGGTCTTCTTAAGCTCACGGAGTAGGAAAATAACACCGACGACACACACGATCGTCGCGATCAGCATCACATTATCACGGTTAAGTGCAATCATATACTTTTGTAGGGCTTTTTCTTTTTAAGTATTCTACATCACGGCACCCATCTTGGTTTTACCTGGTGGAGGACACTGGTAGGCAGTCTGCCCAAATTGAACGGCTTCGTAATGCGTAGGCTGACAAGACTTCTCGGTAGAGGGTGTCGGTTGCCCGATAAACTTTTCGAGTGTCCTGGATTTAGGATCGTACGTCAATACAAAAGCGATGGCGAGAAAAAAAAGGATTGTGAGATACATCTTTAGTATTTAGTTAGAATATAATAGACCACCCATACCGTTCTCAATGCGGAGGACGTTGTAGTTCACACCATAGATATCATCCGTGTTAACTAGAGTGTCGTTAACGATACGAGCCGAATCGAGGCGCGAGAAGTTGAGCGAACCGGTGGGCTGAAGCTTACCAGTCTCGAGGCAGAAAGGGTACGTGAACAACTTAGCACCTGGGGCGGAGTTGCCGTGGGAGGTGTGGTAGTAGAGGGGAACCGTGGTGTAGTTAGGGTTCGCGAACTTGAAGTCGGAAACATCAGTACCGTTGATCTGGAGCTTGATCTTGTTCGTGTCGAGGCACATGTTCACGGCGGTCACGTTGGAGGCGGCGATGTACTTGATGGGGTGGTTGAAGTTGAGCTCCTGTGTCTTGGATCCGGAGGAGATAGCCTTCTGGACCTGGGTGATGAGCATGTTTTGGGGCTTGGAAGCGAACATCTCACGCTCTTGGGTATCGAGGTACGCATAGTTCGCGTAGACCTCCCACTTGTAGGTATCCGCGGCGGCACCCCAAGTGATGCGAAGCTCAACATCGTGGTACTGGAGGGAGATGAGGGGGAGGGCGGTCTGCCAGTTCTCACAGAAGGCGAAGCGGAGGGGGTAGAACCGCTCATTGGTCGAGCCACCGTAAAGGTCACCGGCGACGGACTTGGACGAAGAGGTCGCAGAGAGGGTGGGGGCGATGAGGGTGGAGTAGACCGAGTCTTGTTCGTCAATCACCTGACCACCGATGAGAAGC